CCAATAGCTGCTACCTCTTTTACTAGCAAGCCGCGTTTGGCTATATCTTCTTGATCCTCTACAATTTCTACAGCTGGCTTAAATTGTCTATTAGGATCATTCCAAGTTACATGTATTGAGTTATGTACTGCTTTTTGACTAATACCTGTATAGTTAAATACACCATCAATGACATTAGTATTTGAAAAGATTGCAGCTGTTTGATCTGGGTGCTCAAATGAAAAAGTTAGTTGATTATCTAACCAGTATATAATGCCTTGGAATACAGAAGCTAATGTTGTTAATACCTTGAATGCTTCTTCTTTTGTTTGAAGAAATACATTCATGGTTAATCTAGGCTCTACCCCGCCATCAGGAGAAGGAACTAACTCATCGCAATATTTTGCAATTTCGTACAGTTTCCAGTCATCTATATTTTCAGGACCAATAAAATCACCCAACCCATACCTATTATTTACAATTATATCTCTAAAACACCAAGCTGGGTTATCAGTCCAAACAGGAGCACTCCAAGTACCGTCCCATACACCGTTATATGTACGAGTTACCGGATTATAGTTAGAGGGTACTTGCACTTTAAGCAGTTTTACATCATAACCTCTAGTAGGTATTTTATTAAATTGACTGGCATCAATCTGTAGCCCAATTATTGCACTGTAGGGGTATGATAGTTTTGATGTAATAATCTTTGTTACAGAGTCAAAATAAAGCTCATCTTGAATTGATACATCATTGTCATGATCTGCGCTAACCCTAGTAACTTTTATATCCCAAGAGTTACCTTGTGGTAAATCAAAAGTGAATGATTTTTTATATAAACTTGTGCACTTACCTTGAACTCTTCTAATAGCATAAACCCCTGCTGCCTTGACACCAACTATATCTATACTACCATAATCTGTTGGGTTATTGTTATATCCAGTGTACCGATGAAAAAACCCAACAATATCATCATTATCATAATCATAATTAACACTGTAAGAACCGGAGCCTCCTGTAATAACTACTTTTACATCGTAGTTAGAAGTATTGTTTAGTCCACCAATTGTAACTAATTTACTTTTTGAATATCTAGTAAGTAGATATGTTTTATATAAAGTATACGTAGTATCGGACTGCTTTTTATAGTAAACTGAAACATTTACATCATTAGCTAAAATCTCTTGAGTCTTTGGACAACCATCGTCAGAAAATATACACCAACGAAAGTTTGAAGAAGCATCAGCAGGAGGGGTCCACTTTAAGCTAAAAGATATTTGATCAACTCCCTCATTAACATGTAATATTTTTTCAGTTGCACTAACTATAGTAGTCGAAGAATTAGGGGTATGCCATGTATAATACCCTACATCTGTATAGTTAGTGTCTAAATCTGATTTTACACTTATTTTAAAATCTACATAATAACCATTTAAGTCTCCATTAGATGTGTTTTGTTTGGTAAGTCTTGGTATAGATACTGTAACTGTGGTTTTATCAGCAGGACCAACAATATTATGAACTATAGGAGTGGATGTAGTTACTTTGACACCAACACTTTCAGTAGCTTCTACATCTGAAAACCCAGGAATTGGATCTTGTGTAGTATGAGGGCCGCCAGTACGCTCCCAATACTTAAAACCTTTAAAATTTAATTCACCATTTTCTGCCCTAAGTGGAGTTCCGTCTAAATAGATAGATCTATCACCATCTACTAATCCTTCTATTTCACCTTCACATAATAAGTCAAGGATACGAGCATATTGGGTAGATCTAAGTGTATTAGGGGCTTCTTGAGCTACATGAACGTCACCTCCACCCCCCTTTTTGGACCCTTTAATTAATACGTTTTCTTCCTTCATATATCTTTAGTCGTTATAGATGCACCAATTACTGTACTACCTACTATTAATCTACCGTAACCAACAGGAACCGGGCCGCCTTGTGCTACTGTATTGACTGCCCCCTGAAATAAGCTTGATGGTCTAGAATCTACTGGTTCCGGCGAGTCTAAATTTTGAGGACCACCAAAAAGCATTTCAGATACTCCACCGAAAATTAAAGACATGCCAACTGTTTTTAATCCACTAACCAATAGTGCAGGTGCAGTTACAGGCAGTGCAAAAGCAAGTGCAACTAAAGCTACACCCAAAACTACCTTGAAAAACCCCTTGGAGCCGAAAACAACTGGTACTATTCTTATTGTTCTTGTACCGGTAGGGGAGTCTACATCTTCTATAGAAATATCCTCTTCCTCTACAAATATATGATAAGTTCCGTCTTTTAATTCCGTTAAAAAGTTACTAAAGTTAGCTGCTAAAGCCTTTATAGCCTCTTTAGGGGAGTGAACAGCAAAATTAAACTCTTTTCCAAATTTTTTAGCTAAATGTCCATATAACTTCACGGTAGTTAAGTGAGTGTTTTGTGTCTCACTATGCATATAGTTCTCCTTCTCCAATAGTCGGTGTATAATTCTTCTCTAGAAGCACGTTTATAAACATGATGCAGTATTTTATTATCACCTATATAAACTGCCCCATGATTAACTGTATTAGAGAAAAACTGCATTAAAATAACATCATGTTTTTGTAAATTTGATACTTTTACAAAACCAGCTTTTTCAAAATTATCTAAGTATAAATTTTCCCCTAACTCCCACCAGTTATCTACCCTCTCGAAATCCGGAATTTCTATATGTAAAACTTGATGGTAGTAGTCACGTATTAAAGTATAACAATCAGAGATTCCGTGAATAAACTCGCGACCAATTAAAGGTCTAGTGTAACCGTCTGGATTAATAGTAATAATTCTTGCCCCTGGATAACTTACTATAATCCACGGAATGCCACTTTTATTACACTCTTCTTTATCTACTTCTGAAGGAGTTGCGTCAGCATTTGGATGACTGTGGACAATATATTTTATTAACCCCCTGTCGGAAGCTTTAGCATACTCTTTGGGGTCTATTATAAAACTCTCTTCTGGTTTTTCATATACATTTGTGCAAGGCACATATTTAAGTGCACCAAATTCCTCTATAATTAAGCCACAAGCTTCTTTAGGGTATTCTCTTTCTACGTGCCCTAAAATATCTCTTGCAATTTTATCGTCTAAGGATGCCTGCACCAGGAAAGCCTCCAAAAGGTAATACTGCGTTTTCGCCAAACCTTACTTTACAGGAATTTAAATGTTTGCCACATGCATCTTGTGCTGCATCTGCATCAGCTAATAGTTCATCATATTTATTAAAATACTTGCCACTTGTAGGAACCCATGTACATTCATCGCCTTTATACTTCCAGGGACAAGTATTTTGTAAAACAGTGCGCCTAGGCAACATAACCCCCTGTAAATCCCAGGCCGCAGAAAGCTCGTACTCTATAAAAATATTATTTTCAGAAGAAACCCTATCTACATAATATACATCTACTGGGAAGTATACTGTTGGATCTGCATTTGGGTTTCCATTAGTAAAATTTGTTGCATCTAAATATTTTGCAAATGTTCTATATCTAGAAACTTTAGCTCCTAAAATATCCTTATTACTCAAATATGTAGAGCTGAAGTTTAGAACATTCGATACAGTTAATGTTGGCCTAGGTATAGTACCATTACTCTTTAATTCAAAGCCTTCTGCTTTTATAGGAATTGCGACGTATGTGTTACCCTGCCAAACAATATCAGTATTTATTTCATTGGTTCCATTATGAAATCTATACAAAGAAGAATCTGTTAATTCTATGGTAAATAAGGTTACTATTGCGCTAGGAGAAGTTTCTAGTAATTGATCTAATACTTTCGTGTAGTTACTCATATACTCTCCTAAATACTGCTGTCAGCGTGCCAACGGTATCAGTCACATATTTTTCTGTCCAATTTTGGCATATAACTTTTACTTCTTGGACCCCTCCAGGAGGGGTCCAAGTAAACGCATTAACCCCATACTTGGATTCTAGGAAACCTAATATCGCATTAATTTCAGTTATATCCCTATTTTTAAAAACTAACTTCCACTCTTGCTGTAAATTATTAAGGGTACTGGCTACTCTTTGCGAGTACCCATCATCGAATTTTGCTTCGAGTACCCTAGGTTTAGTATTTTTGGAAAAATTTCTATCTGGAACCCAAGTAAATTCACTCATAAAATTACCTATTATATAGTAGTCCGCCGGGGCGCATTTCTTCTAATAACTTCTGCTCAACTGCCCTACTAAGCATAGTACCTAATGCTGCATACTGTTCGTTAGATGTAGTATTAGCATTACCACTCTCATCAACCTCAACATTTACTACAATATTAACATTATTTGTAGTGGTACCATTGCCGGATAGCTGTACTGGAATAGCCTTATTATCGGGTAAAGGAACAACAGCT